GTGACCCTTTCAATAAAATATATACCAAACATCCAGGTTGGAAAGATGTAATTGGTAAGGCTAAGAAACAACCAGGTTCAAATCTAAAACACTACGATTAAAAAGTATGCCAGCAAAAAAGAAAGCAGGTATTGGTAGTACCAATCCCGTTCCATTCGGTATGAGTAACAGAGTCATGAAGAGGAAGAAACCTATCAATCTTGATTACATCAAGAAGGTTGAACCTATTACTGTCAATCAAGAAACATTCTTTGAGAAGTATAAGGCAGAGCAGAACCTAGTTGCATATGGGTGTGCTGGTACAGGTAAGACCTTTATCACCCTCTACAACGCCCTTCTGGACGTCTTGGACCCCAAGACACCTTACGAGAAGATCTACATCGTCAGGTCTCTTGTACCTACCAGAGAGATTGGTTTCCTTCCTGGAGACCATGAGGACAAGTCAGCTCTGTATCAGATACCATATAAGAATATGGTGAAGTACATGTTTGAGATGCCTGATGACTCAGCATTTGAAATGTTGTATGCTAATCTGAAAGCACAAGGAACTATTTCTTTCTGGAGTACTTCTTACATCAGAGGTACTACACTTGATAATGTCATTGTAATAGTTGATGAGTTTCAGAACCTGAACTTCCATGAACTGGACTCAATGATTACTAGGGTTGGTGAGAACTCTAAGATTCATTTCTGTGGGGATGCAACTCAGTCAGATTTGACCAAACAGAATGAGAGGAATGGTATCGCTGACTTCATGAGGATCTTGACTAATATGCCATCCTTTGATATAATTGAATTTAATGCAGAGGATATCTGCAGAAGTGGACTTGTTAAAGAGTACATCGTTGCCAAACTTGAATTAGGTATGTAATGTTTAATCATGTTGAAATTGATTACCCTTCTTTAAGTAGACAAACTATTGATGGTGTTAGATATTATGATACTCCTAATGGAAAAAAGTTAGTATCTATTACCTCTATTATTAGTCATTATAATAGAGACATCTTTATCAAGTGGAGGAAGAGGGTAGGAACTGAGGAGGCTGATAAGGTCACCAAAAAATCAACCAGTCGTGGTACTGATATGCACACACTGGTTGAACATTATCTTCTAAATGAAGAACTTCCTACCGTCCAACCTCTATCAGAATATCTTTTCAAACAAGCCAAAGATAATCTGAATAAGATTGACAACATCCATGCCATTGAACAGTCTTTGTTCAGTTATGAGTTGGGTGTTGCAGGTAGTGTGGATTGTATAGCTGAGTATGAGGGTGAGTTAGCTGTCATTGATTTCAAGACATCTAAGAAACCCAAACCAAAGAAATGGATTGAGCATTACTTCGTCCAGTGTGCAGCATACGCTTGTATGTTGTATGAAATGACTGGTATCATGGTCAAAAAGTTTGTAATTATTATGTCCTGTGAGGATGGAGAGTGCGTAGTCTATGAAGAATATGATAAAAGAAAATACATTAATCTGCTCGCAGAATACATTGGCGAGTTTGTTCAATCCAAACTACAGGAATATGAAAGCTGACAAACTCAACATTGAGAAGTTATTAGAGAACAAGTTTTATAATAGCAGAACATTTTCTGAGGAGATTGAAAAACTTGTCAGAGATAACTCCATGAAATACATGGATGCTATCGTATTCTTTTGTGAAAAAAATAACATTGACATTGAATCCATTCCTAAGTTAGTATCTAAACCTCTGAAGGAACGACTGAAAGCAGAGGCAACTGAACTCAACTTACTGAAGCGTACATCATTAGCAAAACTTCCCATATATGATACCTAAGGTGCAACCCTTTGACGTTTATAAATCCTATCTTGGATTAAAAAACCATTTTACAAAACAAAAATATGACTTCCATCGTTATGGTGGTAAGTCAAGAGCATCACTTCAAAGTTTCTATAACCGTAAGGATAGATTCTTCTTTGAGAAACTGAGTCGTCAGAAAGATGACAAGGAAGTAGTAGAATTCTTTGTTGCCAACTTCACATCTTGTGATGATCCCCAGTCATTATGGATTGGAGAGATTGTCAGAAATGGAGAAGCCAACTATACTGAATGGAAGAAGAGACTCCAGTCTCTCACTTATACATTTAAGACTGAGGTTGAGAATGTATTCACTGGTAAAAAGTTTGATGATGTCTTTCACATTGAAGGGACTAAACATCCTATACTTGTGAAGGAACATCTCACCAAGAATATTTCATTAGAAACTTTGATTATTTTAAATCGTATTCTTGGGTTCCAAAAACAGTATGATAAGAAACTAAAAGACCCTGTCTGGCAGTTCTTATCCATGCGAATCAATAAGTATAATTCCTTTATACATATTGATGTATTTAAATTCAAATCAATCCTTAAGGAGGTTATTATTAATGACACTTGAAAATGCAACCGTACTTGACAATCTTCTCCAACAGAAAACAGAGATGGAGAATCAACTTGAAGTGAGTAGGGAAATGTATCTGAAAGTTTGTGGTGCAATTGATGTACTTCAACAGATTGAAGAAGCAAATAACCCAGCTCCACCAGTCACACCAGAAGTAGATCCAACAGAACAGGCAGAATGAGTTTTTTCGAATCAGACATTGTTCAAACAGAATTAAAAGATATATCCGACTTGCAAGAGAAGGTTTATAATAAAGTCTTTGAGTTCTCTTCTATGTCCAAAGAGGACAAAGTTGAACACATCACAATGCTTGAAGACTTGTTAAAAAAACAACAGATACTTTATGCAAGACTGAGTTTGTCTGATGATCCCGAGGCACAACTCATGAAGGATAGTATTATGCTATCAGCAAGACAACTAGGGTTTCCAAAAGATGTTGACCTGAAGAATGTTTTTGCTAACATGACTAACATCGTGGATAACATGAGAAAATCACTGGAGAAAAGGGGTTGACAGACCAGTCACCCAATCCTATATTAGAGGCTGGCTGATCCTCTACCAAGCTAAAGCACACAAGCCAAATACAACAAATACGAGGTACACACACATGGGTTTTTCAGATCTTAAAAAACAATCTAGTCTGGGTTCTTTGACTCAGAAACTTGTTAAAGAGGTAGAGAAACAAACTAATACTGGTGGCGGGGCAGATGATCGTCTCTGGAAACCAGAGGTCGATAAGTCTGGAAATGGTTTTGCTGTTATCCGATTCCTTCCTGCACCTGATGGAGAAGATCTCCCTTGGGTGAAACTATTCTCACACGCCTTCCAGGGACCTGGTGGGTGGTATATTGAGAACTCTTTGTCAACCATTGGTGGTAAAGACCCCATTGGTGAATTGAATAGGGAACTGTGGAACAGTGGTAATGAGAGTGATAAAGATACAGTTCGTAAACAGAAGCGTAAACTGTCATTCTATGCAAACATCTATGTTGTAAAGGATCCTACCAACCCTCAGAATGAAGGTAAGGTATTCCTGTACAAGTTCGGTAAGAAGATCTTTGATAAGATCATGGATGTAATGCAACCAGAGTTTGAGGATGAGACTCCTATCAATCCTTTTGACTTCTGGCAAGGTGCTAACTTCAAACTTAAGATTCGTAAGGTTGAAGGTTACTGGAATTATGACAAGTCTGAGTTTGATTCCCCAAGTCCTTTGTTGGATGATGATGACGCACTGGAAGCAATCTGGAAGAAAGAACATTCCTTGACTGCATTCACTGCTGCTGATCAATTCAAATCTTATGATGAATTGAAGAAACGTCTTGATTATGTTCTTGGTAACAAGTCAACTCGCAGAGCAGTACAGGAGGAAACAGAGTATGATAACTACGCAGCGACAGAACAAAAGTCTGTTAGCGAAGAAGATGTCATGCGAAAACTTGAGGAGTCATATCAATCTTCAAAGACAGTATCTCAGGACAGTACAACTAGTACTGACACTGACGACGAAGACCCTATGAGTTATTTCAGTAAGCTGGCTGACTCCTGAGGGAAAAACGGCCTTCCGTTTCAAAAAAGCTGCAAAAAAAATTCTGGGGCTTTTTGGGCCCCTTTACTTTTTTTTAGAACTATTCATATAGTCTAATATTCTCTCCTCTGACCAATTCTGGTGAAACGTACTGAGAGCCACCTGGTGCATATGGCATAATCTCATCAATATCATCAATTACCAATGCTAAGAAATTACTCTTGATTAGGTAGATGTTTCTTTTTTGGTCTTCTAGAGCTACTTCATAATCATAGTTAGAAACTTGAATTTTATCAGTTCTAGTGACTTCTTGGTCTAAACCAATATCATAGTAAGTAACACTAAATGTAGAAGGTACTTCAAGACCCTTAGGAACAATAATTCTCTTTTGACTGTCTGTTATCTCATTAGTGGTATAATGATGAATAGAGTAGATATTCTCATAAGTCCCATATTTGTCTAAAAGATACTTATTGAATGAATACTGTGTCATAGGCCATTCATTCTCAAAATTGAGAATATTATTAGATAGCATAACAACCCAATCTAGGTTTGGGTCACCATAGACCTTATTTGCGATATTATCAGGTCTCTCATCACCAACAATTTGATATTTGGTAAAATATGCAAGTTCGTTAAAAATATCCTCTCTGATTTTTACTCTTTTGAAGATATTCTTAACTTGAGTGTATTCTCCAATAGTCTTGGTAGTGTTACCACGACTAACATAATCAAAGTTTGGTAAACGTCTAAAGTATTTTCTAGCCATTAGAATCCAGTGCCTCCAGCTGTTAGTTGATCTTGATAGTAAATTGGAGATATTTCACTAAATTGTAATTGCATACTATATTGAGTCATTGACTTGTTTTGGTAAGTCATATATGTATTTTGAGGAGTATAACTTGCATTAAAACTGGACAAAGCACACATTTTGAATCTATTCATAAATGGATGCTCACCACCCTCACTTGTCATATATGCTAATTTGAATATGTTTGGTGTATATAGAAACATCTCTGTTGGACTTTTTTGTGGTGCCATATGAGTTTTGAAGAATTTAATGATATCTCTACAAATGATAGATTCAGTTGAGTTTCTAGGTGTTAATGTGAAGTTGAAGTTAAATTGCCTCAACATTGGTCCATTGAACAGTAACTCTAAATTGGGATTCATTACCTGACCAGTTGCTCTTGTAAAGACATTAGCACCAACTGCTTGACCAGCAAAGTGTGCTTTAAGCGCATACATTGTTTCTGGGTTATTTTCATCCTTGATCGCCTTCATGGCATCATTCATAAAGTTT